TGGGATAATATTTTGGGTCAATATATTTGATGATCCTGTACCGGACGATATGAAACCGCTAGATGAGCCGTTATTACTTAAAAATCCAGTATTATTTGTAGCTGCAACCCAAGCTATACTAGAACTTATAGGAAAGGATAAACTACTGCTAATTATAGAATTATTTAACCAATAATCGTATATAAAGTTTTGTAATGCATCATAGGCTAATTGTGGTATAACATAATTTAAACATAGTTGTTGGCTGCTGTAATTTGCAGATAATGCTATTTCTTGGTAGTTGTCATCGGTATCTTTATAGATGCCACCATCATCGCTAAACACTTTAGTATTTTGATATGTTCCAGTTGGATCATTTAAATCTATGTATCTACTTTGTCCGCTATAGACTCTATTTATTGCAGTTACTTTTAATGCTGATGAGTTGGTTCCAGGCAGGGCATTATAGTCATCACCACTAACCATTCTTCCTTGAGTATTATAAACTGCTCCGGCTCTACGACGTATGTCATCGTTGGATTCACTTACACTCGCATTGGAAATAGTTTCTTGTAAATCAAATGTTATACCAAATCGTTTTTGTGCTAAATTGGTAGTAGTATATGGAATTTGAATTTGAATACTTTCCATTTCTTGTGGTCTAATAATTAGATTTTGGTTAGCTGAAACTCTATACCAAATTCTAATATTTCCCATTGGAATTTGTCCAAATCTACCGTCTCCGAATCTAATGTTTATTGCATCGTTAACTTGTGTTATAACTTGAAATATATTTTGAACATTCGGGTTGACACTATTATAAGTTATATTATCTACACTTACTAATATTTTACTAATGTCATCTGTGGGTACAAATCCTACTCTGGTCCAAAACCCATTATTTACTATATATCCTGCATCATTAATGCTTTGTACCCATACATCTGATTGATTTATATTTTGAGCAGTAATATTTAAAATTCTATTTTCTAAAGGATTCGTAACATTATAATCGGTTTTCACTAATGATCCTTGTTTAAACATCATGAAAAATCCAGTGTGAGGAGAATCATTACCGTTGCTATCATTTTGATAAATGATATTAAACATGGCTTGTGGGTTTGGATCTATCTCAAAAAATCCGGCGCTTTCGTTAAAATTGACATTTATAATATCAAATGGATATGTTGTATTATCAACAGATGTACTAAACGGAAAATTTCCTGCGCTGTTAGGTATATTATTACATTGATATAATTGAGTAGGAACTCCTCCTACTGTCGAACTCTGCAATGGTGTGCCGAATGGATTAGTATTAACGAATACATCATTTATAACTTGAATCCATTGGTCATACCAATTAGAGTTACTTGCGTCGTTCCAAGTAATAACCATATTATTTAGGTTATTTCCAAAAGAGTCATATATGTCATTTGTAGTAGATACTTGAACGATTTTAACTAATCCGCTTGCGCAATTATTTCTACTTGGACTATATGATAAAAATCTAGCTAACCGTAAAACACTTTCTCTTCTTCTAGCAACATCGATAAAATTTTCTCTAGCATTAAGATCCATTCTGAAAGCAAGGCTTTGGCCTAGATATGCTAGTAAATCTAATAACGCTACAAATTCAGATGAATCAATCCAGTCGTTATAGTCTTCAGGATAATTCAACCTCACATAATCTACCATAGAAGACCGAATAGAATCGAAATCATACGCATTTAAATTTACTTGAGTAAATGCCTTATAGATTACCAACCAGTCATTGCCGGCAAAAAGTTCAGATATACGAATCGCTTGTGACATTGTTTATTATACTCCCGTGGTATTTCGAGTCTGAGCTTGTGTATCAAAATTTACAGATAATGTTGTGGTCATAGCTAAAGGTGCATACCACATTTCCATTACTATCGTAATACCATGATCTATATCAAAAATATTAATAGATATTAAAGAAACCCTCGGATCACTTTTGACTATTCTAGTGGCATCATCTATTATTTCTTGTCTACTACCGTTATTTAAAATTTCAAAAAGTTTATCCCAAATAATGGTTCCATAGTTGGGAAGCATTACTCGTTCACCTTTACGAGTGAAAAATTGATTTAATAAATCTTGTTTCACTAAATCTATATTATATAAGGTAAATTTTTTGGTGGTTAAGGTATCAGCTTGGGTGCTGAATCCCATAATCG